GGCGTAGGTCAACAGATGAAATGGTCAGTTAGAGATGAATCTTTACACTCAAAGATGGGTTGCCAACTCTTTAGACATATGTGCGAAGATTTTCCAGAATTAGGAAGTAGTGTTAGAGTTCAAGTAGAAGAAGCAGCTGCTTTAATAGTAGAAATGGAACTTAAATTTATTGATAAAATGTTCGAAATGGGAGACCTTGAGAATCTTACAGCAAATGATTTAAAAGAGTTTATCAAGAAGAGAGCAAATGAAAAACTAGTAGAATTAGGATATGAATCAATATTTGATTATGATGAGGCAGCAGCCTCTAGCTTAGACTGGTTTTATCATCTTACTGGCGGACATACCCATACTGATTTCTTTGCAATTAGATCTACTGATTATGCAAAGGCAGGAGAAAACGAAAACTGGGACGAGGACTCATTATTTAGTTAAAATCAAATTAAAGAAAATAAAATGGAAGACGTAGAGATTAATCAAGGAGAACATTTAGGATGGGAAATAGGTGTACACTTCCCAGTTTGGGCAAATACTGAAGTTTATGTCAAAACCGTTTCTAGAGGATACTTACTTGAAGGTGAGACTCCAAAGGACGCTTATTGGCGAGTTGCTACTACTGTAGCTAAGCGACTTAAAAAACCAGAATTAGCTTCAAAGTTTTTTGATTATATGTGGAAAGGTTGGTTAAACTTAGCAACACCAGTTTTCTCAAACACTGGCACTGAACGGGGTCTACCTATTTCATGTTTTGGAATAGACGTTGCTGACTCAATAGTAGATATAGGTAGTAAAAATCTAGAAATGATGCTTCTTGCTAAACACGGCGGAGGAGTAGGAATAGGAGTAAATCAAATCAGACCTGCAGGTACAGTAATTTCACAAAATGGAACATCAGATGGAGTAGTTCCATTCTGCAAGATATATGATTCGGCTGTTCTTGCTACAAACCAAGGCTCAGTCAGAAGAGGAGCTGCATCAGTTAATATTGATATTGAACATGGAGACTTTTGGGACTGGCTAGAGATCAGAGAGCCTAGAGGAGACATGAATCGTCAGTGTTTAAGCCTTCACCAATGTGTCGTAGTTTCTGACGATTTCATGAATAGATTGGATCAAGGTGACAAAGAAGCCCGACGACGCTGGACTGCAGTCCTTAAGAAAAGAAAGTCTACTGGAGAACCTTATATCATGTATAAAGGTAATATAAACCGCCAGAACCCAGAAGCATACAAGAAGAATGGACTTAAGGTGTACATGACAAATATTTGCAGCGAAATCACCCTACATACTGATGAAAATCACTCATTTGTCTGCTGTCTTTCCTCCCTAAACCTTGCAAGATATGAGGAGTGGAAAGATTCTGACCTTATCTACACAGCTACTTGGTTTCTAGATGGAGTTCTTGATGAATTTATTCAAAGAGCAAAATACATGAGAGGATTTGATAATGCAGTCAGATCTGCTCAAAAGGGTAGAGCACTAGGTTTAGGAGTTTTGGGCTGGCATACCTATCTACAAAACAAAAATATACCATTTGACTCATTATCAGCTCAGTTTGAGACACGAAAGATATTTTCGCAATTAAAAATTGAGAGTGAACAGGCTTCTAGAGATATGGCAAGAGAATTAGGAGAGCCGCTATGGTGCGCTGGTACAGGAATGAGGAACACTCATTTACGAGCAATTGCACCAACTGTTTCCAATTCAAAGCTTGCAGGTAATGTTTCTGCTGGCATTGAGCCTTGGGCAGCAAACGTTTTTACCGAGCAGACTGCTAAAGGAACTTTTATTCGTAAGAACCCTACTTTAGAAAAGGTTTTAGATAAGCTTGGATATAACACCGATGACACTTGGAATCAGATATTACAAGACGGGGGCTCTGTTCAAGGACTAGACTTCTTAGATAACTATTGGGTTAAACTTGGAGAAACATCAAATCCAATAACTTCTTCTAAACGAGCTAAACTTGCTCCTATCGAACAGGATAATTATATTCAACTTAAAAATGTATATCTTACCTTTAAGGAGATCAATCAACTTGAATTAGTGAGACAGGCTGGAATAAGACAGCAATATATTGATCAAGCAGTTTCCTTAAATTTGGCTTTTCCAACTGAAGCTGAGCCTAAATTTATCAATCAAGTTCATCTTGAAGCATATAACTTAGGAGTTAAGACCCTATACTACATGAGAACAGAATCAGTACTTAGAGGAGACATTGCTGCTCGTGCTACCATTGACTGTTTATCTTGCGACGGTTAATCATTCAACTCATACTTCATGCGAATAGTTGAGATGGCTTCCTAAATAGAGTATATTCTATATCTTCTTTAGATAAATAATAAAAACCATTTATCATGATTCCTAGTTTTAGCGAATTTATATTTGAAAATAGAGATCCGGAATTCGTTAAACAAATGGATAAGGAATTCGATAGGTTAAAAGATGATGATGAGTTCTTATATAGAGGAATCAGATATAAAACCATAGAAAAAAACGATAGTGTAATAATAGGTCTTATGGTAAATTCTAAATATGAAGAAGCTAAACCTACAATGATCAATCGAAACATGTTCAAAAACTACGGCAATTTTGCTAGCAAGAAATGAAGTACTTAAAGAATTATACACGATATTTATTAGAACAAGAAATTCCAGCTATGCCTGGAGAACCAGGTGCAGCAGGCGCTCTGCCTGCTGCAGCTAAGAGATACTTATTTACGTTTATTGGAGACAGTAGCGATGAAGGTATACGTCGTAGAAAATACCCAGACGGAAGCGTAGTTATCGAATACACAACTTTTTCTACTACCGAAGTTGACTTAGACACTTGGGTAAAATCAAATGTTACTTCTACTGATAAACAAAAACACACTGATCCTGATCTTGAAATAAAGAAAAAAAACCTAATAAACATAGTAAAAGGCAGTCGTTCAAATATCTCTGATTCAGACATGACCTTCATAGAAAAATTAAAAAATGCAGTAACTACTGATGTTTTTGGAAAGAAGGATACTCCAATAGAAGTAGTATTTACACAAGACGGTGAACCTACTACTAATGCAATCAATGTTACTTTTGTTAGGTTCAAAAAATGAAAGTAATGTCATTCATAGAGTTTATTAATGAAAGCGAAGACGCTGAACTGCAATTTATTAAGTCAACTGCCCATCAGTTAATAGATAAGATACGTGATTCTAAAAAGTCTAAAAGTAGAGAATACACAGTTTTTAGCGGAATGGAGTTTACCAAACCGTTTATGTTTGATCTAACTCTTTATGTTAGAAGAGATGATAACTCTAACCCTAAACACGACCCGCACTTTAGTAGTCTTCCTTGGGAAGAACTAAATTTTGAAGAAAATGGTTATATGTTGGATGCTAATATGAAGCTAAACAGTACGAACATGTTGATACCTAAAATAGAAATTCATATAATTATCAATCCTAATACTGAACCTATATGCTATTCTAAACTTTACTATAAATTAATTGATGCACTTGCTCATGAAATCAACCACTTAGACCAGACTGGTATAAATAGAGACCAGCATAATGTTCATGTTTCTTCCAAAGAAGAGAGAAAAGCTTCTAAAAAAAGCAGTAAATATTTTATTCTACCTGAAGAGATGGAGTCTAATATAGTCGGCATGTACACGCGTTCACAAGAAGAAGACAGACCATTAGATGAATTGTTTTACGACTATTTACAGCCTTTCGTTAAGTCTGACTATATAAGTAGAGCTGAATTTAATAAAACTATCGTTTCTTGGGTAAAAAAAGCAATAGAACTCTATCCAAATGCAAAATTTTCATCAAAAGTTGATGATATAATCAATTCTATTTAAAACTATCTTCTTTATCATAGTAAGATATATTAAAAATAAAGTACTATGAATGATTTTGAAAAATTAAAAGCTGATATTATCAACGCACAAACAACAATCTTTTCGCCAATTCTTGAGATCATCGAATCCGCTGAGGAAGATGCTCAAAAGTTTTACGTAAAAGGTGTTAGAAGCGCAGGTAATCGCCTTAAGAAAAAAATGCAAGATGTTCGCAAAGCGATCAAGCATCCAGCAATTAAGTCTGAAATGACTAAGATCCAAGAAGGAGCTAAAGGTTTACGTCAACAATTAGTAGACTCAACCAAGACACCTGCTTAATCTAATTTTTTTATTTTAGTAAAAATGCCTCTTTTGAGGCATTTTTTGTATGTTATGTAAAACTATTAACTTAAACTAAGTATAATTATAAAAATAAACATAAAAAAATTACTATGACAGATTTCTTTGATTTACCAGAAGACACTTTTTCTAAGCAAAAAGCATCCTCGAACAGTAGAAAAGTAGACGAAAAAGTTTATGACCCAGACCCGAACGCACACAACGGTTCGTATAAGTCAGTTTTCAGATTCGTGCCTTACTTATTAGACAAAACTAAAAGCAAGTACACAAAGTACTCCGCTAAATTTTGGAACCCACTAACTAAAGAGTCAGTGATTATCGATTGTCCATCAAATGTTGGCCAACCTTCGATCCTATGGACTCTTGAATCAGTTTTAAGATCACTAAGAAAAGAAGAACCCGATTTAATTAAAGACATCGATTCTCGTTTTTCTAGATGGTACACTCACCATTCTATTGTTTACATTAAAAAAGATCCACAGCGACCTGAACTTGAAGGTCATCTTAAAATATTCAAATTTAGAAATCAAATTGATATGCTAATTGATCAAGCAGTTAATCCTGAAGAAGTCGATGGAATGTCACTGTCTAAAAAAGTAAATCCATATCACCTATTAGAAGGTAAAGACTTCTTTTGTGTTGTTGGTAAAAAGACTAAAGAATTTAGAGACTGGAGTAAGTGTAAGTTCATGGACGAAATAACTCCATTAGTTTTTAAAATAGGAGATAAACAAGTAGTTGTTGAGAATAACGAAAAATCAGTTAAATTAGTTACTGAGTTCTTAACAAAACACAGCCCAACTCTAGATGAATACTATCACCAAGAATGGAAAGAAGAAGACTTTAATAGAGTAGCTGAAGCACTCGTTGCAGCTATTCCACAAAGGGAGATCCTTAACATGGTTCTAGAAAGAAGTAAAGACACTAAGATGAATGACTTAGTAAGAAGTAAATTATCTGGTAATACACATGTAAATACACCAGCTCCTTCTTCTAACCCAACTGCTGATTCTTCAGAGAAATTAGTTTTCTCTAGTGAACCTACACCTACTGCGCAAACCTCAATTTTTGATAATGCGAGTGGTTCAGAAGATGACGAATACGACTCATTATTTAAAAATCTATAATCATGGAAGAGACAAATATAGAAATTGAAAAAACAGATCATGCTGCTCAGACTGAGCAGCATGATCCAAATAACATATTATTTGGAATAATCGGTTACAAAGATGATGCTGCTTATGAAAAATTCATTCATAACCTTACTCCAGACCAAGCCGTATATGTTTTAGTAGCTTCTGCTAATTTTGCACAAAAGAGAGGATCATATGGTCTACTTGAAGCAGAGACATTAGCTGCTGCAATTAGAACCTTACGTAAAAGTTCGTCAGACCAAGAGAAAAAATCAGAAGACTAAGATGAATCTAATAATAGACGGTAATGCATTTATTAATGTTGCAATAAGTGTGACTAAATCAGTTACTTTAAGAGACAAGTTAATAAGCGAAGTTTATTATGTTGAGGACTTATTAGAAGACGGGTTTAAGTTAAAAGATAAAGTAAGAATTTCATTTAGAAACTTCTGTTTCACCTATCTTAATTCTTTAATATCAGCTACTTCTACTCCTCCAGATGAAGTACACATAGTTTTTGATTCTAAAAGTTGGAGAAAAGAGTACACTGATAATTTCTTTAAGAGTTCTGATTTTAAAACTACATCAGCTCCCCAAGAGTTTAAATACAAAGGTAC